ACAGTGATGGCTTGCAGGTCATTCCTGTCAATAACAATGGTGTTGGCTCAGGGGTTCAAGATTTCAGCTTTGGCGGGCCTATCCTGACAACAACGCTCATCAGCGGCGGCACGGCATACGTTAATGCTACTTACACCAACGTACCGCTGATTTACAGCACATCAGGTACAGGCATCGGCGCAAGAGCAACCATTGTTGTCTCGGGAACTGCGGTTACATCAGTCACGATTACAAGCGGTGGGATACGGTATGTCAAGGGTGAATTTCTTACCGCAGCCGCGGCTAATCTTGGCGGCTCTGGTTCTGGTTTATCTATTCAGATTGCAACCATTGATTCGCCGTTTACTGCAAGCAATCAAAACTCATGGCAATTTGATACGTTTACGGATGCTGTTGGATACCAGACAAATCTTTTATTAGCGCATCCTTCAAGGGATTTGGTTGATATTGATAGTGAAGTCAACACCAGGCTTTTATGTGGACCTATTACAGGAACGATTCTTTGGGCCGCAGGTTTATTTGCAGTAGATGGATGTACGGTAACCAATGCTTCACCTACCGTGACACTATCAGAAATCAATGCAAAGATCGGTGCAGGTCAAGTCGTTAAGGGTTATGGCATTCCTGCAAGCACAACGGTGGTTTCGGTTGTAGGAACAGCAGTTACGCTGAGTCAGAATGCAACAGCATCAAGCACAACGACCTTGACGTTTGACAATGAAGTAAGCATTTCGGGCGGTGTTGTTGCTTTGCATCCGTATGTGTTTGTGTACGGCAATGACGGACTCATACAAAACTGTTCTGCTGGCGACATTGATGATTGGGTATCAGCAGATGCCAATCAAGTGAATGCAGCAACAGGAAAGATCTTACAAGGCTTGCCAGTTCGAGGTGGCTCAAACTCACCATCAGGCTTGTTTTGGTCATTGGATTCGATTGTCAGGGTGTCCTATGCACCGCAGTCACTAGGGGTTCCAGGTACTGCAAACTTTTCAGCGCCGACATTTTGGCGTTATGACCTGATGACATCGCAATCTTCGTTTTTGTCATCATCATCAGTCATTGAGTATGATGGGTTGTATTTCTGGTGTGGCACGGATAGGTTTTTGCTATACAACGGAGTACCCAAAGAAGTTCCTAACACTTTCAATCAAAATTACTTCTTTGACAACTTAAACTATTCCCAAAGACAAAAGGTGTGGGCAACGAAAATCCCGCGCTTTGGTGAAGTTTGGTGGTTTTATCCGCGTGGCGATGCAGAAGAATGTACGGATGCAGTTATTTACAATATCAGGGATAACACTTGGTATGACACCGGACTTGCACTCGGAGCACAAAGAACCGCAGGGTACTTTTCTCAAGTCTTTCGATTCCCTGTGCAAGCTGGATATGAGGCCAATGCTGCTAATGCAATTAACCTAGTCAGTATTGACAATGCCGGATCGGGATATTCCAACGGCACTTACAGTTACGAGTTGTTAACTGGCGGCACAGGAACCGGCGCAACCGCAACCATCACAGTCATTGGCGGTGCGGTAAGGTCAGTGGTTATCAATGATCGTGGAAGCGGCTATACCGTTGGTAATGCTTTATCAGCAACGCTTGCTGGTGGTGGAACTGGGTTTGTCTTATCTGTGGTTTCTGTGATGCAGCAGATGTCACTATGGCAGCATGAAACCGGTAAGAATGAAATCAAAAATACGTCAGTGCTTGCCATTGAAAGTTCTTTTACAACTTCCGACCTTGGTGTAGTTGCTGGTGGTCCGGCAACCTTTTCACCTGTTGGTGAGAACAAATGGACTAGGATTGAAAGAGTCGAGCCAAACTTTATTCAGTCTGGCAACTTGGATTTGTATGTGATTGGCCGGCCTTATGCTGATGAGGTAGATCAAATAACTGGGCCTTACACATTTGCGCCAGGAACGGGCAAGATTGACCTGAAAGAGCAAAGAAGGATTTTGCGTTTGAAGTTTGTCAGTAACATAGCTAACGGTGATTATCAGACCGGCAAGATTATTGTAGATGCCGATATGGGCGATGTAAGAGGTTACTCAACATGAGCGTAGCCTTAGTTTATGATCCGAGGTTTCATACGTTTGACTCATGGGCATGTCTCATGTGTGAGCTATATGCGCCGCAACAACTGCAAATTCCTGGCATTGACCTAGATTGGAAAGGTTGGGCGGTTGGTTTGAAAGCTATTGATGTGTTTGCCAACGAGGCAATTCCTGATCCTTATACCTTCAATGATTGGCAAGAATGGGCCATGGCATTAGTGGGTGCAATTAATCCGAGGACTAACGCATGAGTACATCTGCCGCTTATCAATATGCAACAGGTCAGGGTGGCACCGGCGTAGAGGCAATGGATGAAAACATTCGCAACTTTTTGGCCACTCAACCAACCGAAGAAGCGACGCGAGCAGCGATGGCTCAGTATGGCGTCTCTGAAGAAGATGTTCGTCGTGCGACAGGAAAAGGATTTGCAGATTTTTTCCCGCCTACAGGAGCATTGTCAACAGTTTCAAAAATTTATGCGCCACCTGCCGCTTCAGAATTAAATTTAGCTAAGGAAATTAACCAAGCAAATATAGCTGCGCCTAGCGGCACTTCTGTTGTGCCAGGAACGGATTTGGCTTATACCAGAGTGGGATCTGATTCTGATTGGTTAGGCAACATCCGCAGCGGATATGGTCCTGAAGGTCAAGGCGCTCGATCAGAAGAAGAGGTTCCTAGTTTATACCGTGACCCCAAATCAGGTTTTGGTGTTGGAGTTGAATTAACTTCTCCAGGCGCAAAATTAGTTTATTATGACCCTCAAGGAAGGAAGTTGCGGTCTAGTATTTTTACTGCCGAAGAACTATATAGGAATGCCAATGAGTTTGGAATTGATTTAAGCGGTATTGGTAATTTAGGAAAGCAACTAGATGTCCTTGGCATAGGTTATAAACCCGGAGAACTGTATGCAGGGACAGGTTCAAATTTAGGTATTAACTTTCAAGACATCGCGGCAGGTAAACTCGGTTCGGCTTATGATTGGACACAAGATCCTTACGCTGCACAAAAGGGGCCGTATGCAGCATCTAATCTTGCAGCATCTCAAACCCTTGCAGATAAATTAGGTATCAAACGGGACTTATCAGAAAATCTTTCTCAGATTGATGTTAGTACGGTGCGTGGAACTCGACCATTTGCTTTAGTCGTTCCAAGTTTTTCTGGTTCTCCGACTATTTCTTATTACAGTACAAAAGCCGAGGCAGACGCCGCAAATCAATTTTACGGCGGCACCGTTTATGATGTGTCAAGCGCTCCTTTAAGTGTAGCCGACTTAACTATTGCGCCAAGCGCTCCTTTAAGTGTAGCCGACTTAACTATTGCGCCAAGTACTAATGATTTACAAAAACCTTCGTCAGAAAGCTCTGCATTAGATCAAGTTGGTACTACAAGCCAAACAACGCCTCTGACAACAACAGGAGCATTGCCAGTAGCATCAACCGGAACACTAGGCGGTGCTTTGCCAGTGAGTCGAGATGAGGCGCAACAAGACGCAATTGATGCGGCAACTGTAAAGCCTGCGGAAGCGGTGGGAACTTACCGCGGTGTTCCGATACCAATATTTACAGATAAATACATAGACCGCGGTGATGAAGGCACACAGATTCTTTCAGCAGCCGATCAACTTGCAAGCTGGAAACAGAACCAAGATTATCTTGCGTCTTTAACGCCAGCGCAAAGAGCAATTCAAAACGCAGCACGCACTGAAAGCCAAGAAAATGCTTTAGTAACCACATACGACCCAGTTACATTAGGCGGCAAGGAATGGACCGTTGCCGGAGATGGCAAAACGCTTATACGTTTGTCGGACGATCAGTCTGGATTAGCTGCAAAACAGACTCGTTATGATGTCCTGGATGCGGCTACAGGTCAGGTCGCGCAACAAGTTGGCGTAGAGGGGCCTGGATTATTAAAAAGCTTTTTAACTAATCCAGTTACCGGAATCGCGCTGGGCCTGCTGCTTCCCGGCGTTGGTCAGGCTATAGGAAGTGCTTTAGGCGCTACGGGCGCAGCAGCAGGGGCACTTGGGTCAGGGGTGCTTAATTTTGGCTTGCAAGTAGCCGCTGGCGCAGATCCTATCAATGCATTGAAGGGTGCTGTGTTGAGTGCTGGAGCCGGATTTGTAGGTACGCAAGTTGGTTCTATGCTACCAGCAGAGTTAGCAAGTGCTGGTAAAAACGCTGTAACCCAGCTTATTACTACAGGCAAATTAGATCCAGCAGCATTAGCGACAAGTGTTGGGTCAAGTTTTGCAACCGATGCCTTGGTAGCAGAAACTGGCATGGATAAAGCAACTGCTAGCAAGCTTGTCAATGCTGGCATTCAAGCTTTTAAAGGCAATGAATTAGCTGCAGTGACCTCATTAGCACAAGCAGGCTTCCAAAGTGGTTTATCAAGTGCAACAGGCAGTAAAAGTAGTGGCAGCATTGTTGATGAATACAATGTTGTAAGCGGCGGATTGCCAACAAGCGCAAATCCAACTGAAGATCAGCAGATTGCGCAACAGCTACGCATACAAGCTGCAAACCAAGCACTATCAGATTATCAAACATCTTCTGCGCCGGATCGGCAGGGCTTAATTAATCAGCTTACAAGTTTAGGTCTATCAGCCGCAGATGCAGAACAATTTGCAACACGAGCTGATACCGCTGTACAGCAGCAATTACAGATAAGACAAATGGCAAATCAAGCCATTTCTGACTATCAAAATTCTTCAGCGCCGGATCGTCAAGGGTTAATCAATCAGTTGCAGAGTTTGGGTTATAGCCAAACAGATGCAGCAAAATATGCAGATCAAGCAGATAAAGCAGTACAACAGCGCTTGACAATTGCAGATGTGATGAATCGATACTCTAAGATTGATCCAGAGTTTGGCACATCACAGCTTGATCGTAATACTGCGATCCAACAAATGATTGCTGCAGGAGTGAGCAGTGACCGTGCTAACGAACTTTTAAATGGAATTGATGCTCAAAATGCAATCAAACTTGAGAATAGACTAAGCGTTCAATCGGCATATCTAAACTTTGTTGGTCGCAAAGGATCAGAAGAAGCACTTCGTAGTGCTATGACATCTGCAGGATACACAGATAAAGAAATAGACAACCAAGTTCTTCGTGGACGAGCTTATCTTGAGGGGTCGAAACTTACCGCCGGCGAACAAGCACAACAACGCGGAGAATTGTTGCCAGATATACGTGCAGAGGCTGCTGCCAAGCCAACATTTGCTGAGGCTTATGCTTTAGTAAGAGACAAATTAGGGCCAGGTGCTACTTTTACTTGGCAGGGCAAAGAATACGTTGCCTCATCTGCCGCAGAAAGGCCAGATTTAGTCTCAACAACTACTGGCGTAACCGCTGGCGCAACGACAGGTACAGCAACAACTGGAGCCACAGCCGATTTGGGAACCCCATATATTGCGCCTAATGGGATGCACAATCGCGCCGCATTTATCGCAGCAGGCGGTGGAACAAGTGACGCAGACTATGCCAAGTATGTCAATGCAGTCAACGCTGTCATAAGTCAAGGCCAAAGCGGCACGTTGATTAAACCATCATCAGTAAATAGTACAGGCAAGGAACTGCCTGCTACTACTGGTGCGGTAACAACGGGGAAACCTAGTATTGAATTCTCAACACTATTTTCAAACGTATCTAATGCGCTATCAAGGCAAATGCAGATAAGTAGCGCTGCGGCACAAGAATACCTAAAAAATAATCCTAATAGTCCTTTTACTCAAAGTGTTAGCACAGCCTATGATGCAGCAGGAGAGTTAATTAAAAATGTAGGCGGGGGAACCGCGCTTCTTGCTAACAATAAACCTTTGGCTGATGCTTTTATAAAAGGCGGTGATGAACTGCAAAAAATGGGCCAGTCAATAGGCACTGGTCCTCAAGACACGGCAAATTTTAACACCACAATAAAGTTATTGGATTCAGCAAAAGGAATTCAAGAAAAACTTTCTGTATTAGCAGGACGAGTTCTTGATGGCACTAGCGGTCTTGCAAGACAGACTGTTATTGAACTCAGGCAAGAATTGCCAGCGCTGTTCTTAGGCGGGGCAGGGGCAAAAGCCGCGCTTATAGCTAGCGGACTGATTGACACCGCAGATACTGCCGGCGGAGCGGCGATTGATGCTTATGATGCGGCGGTCAAAAGCGGTAAGACGCATCAGGACGCGCTCACCGATGCCCGCAAAGCCGGGGCCGCTGCCGGGGCGACTGAGGCGGCTATACAGTTGACGATTGGAAAACTAGGCGAGTTAGCGGTCGGAAAGCTCGACGACGTAGTCGCAAAGGCCATTGGCCGAGTCGGCGGCGAAACCGTAACCGAAGGCGCTCAGGAAGGGTTGGCATCCGCTGCGGTAGATCTTGCGCTTACAGGAAATGTAGATGTAAATAAAGCATTAACGCAAGGAATTATCGGAGGAGCCTTAGGCAAAACGACATCTCTTGCAACAACTCCAATTAGTACAGCACAAGATATATCTGAAAGTATTAATGCGTCCGTAACCTCAGGATCAAACCTGTCAACCGCTACTAAGGATGTGGTTGCAAGCTCACTGATTGGCGCTATCAATTCAGGACAAGACATCAATACCGCAGCATCAACCATAGTAGTTGGTGCGCTCAATGCAGGCAGCGATCCAGCAACAGTTGTTAACTCAGTCATGGATGCCGGAATTAAATCTGGTGTTGATACATCATCATTGGCTTCGGCAACGACAATATCTGCACTCAATGGCGGGGCAGATACAGCAACCGTAGTGTCTTCTGTCATTTCAAGTGGAGCAACCAAGGGAGATGTTTCTGGGTTAGTTTCATCAACCGTAACGAGCGCATTAAGTACGGGCGCAGATGCTTCTACAGTCGTATCTTCTGCGGTAACAGGGGGCATAAACAAGGGCGCAAATACCTTGACAGTTATTTCTTCAGCCGTAACAGGAGGCTTGACAAGCGGAGCCGACACTTCAGCAGTCGTCTCTTCTGCGGTAACAGGAGGATTAACAAGTGGCGCAGATGCTTCTACAGTCATCACTAGTGCCGTAAAAAGTGGAGTAACAAGTGGAGCTGATGCTTCTACGGTTGTTTCTTCAGCCGTAACAGGAGGATTGACAAGCGGCGGCAACACTTCAACAGTAATTACCAGTGCTGTTAATAGCGGACTAAATAATGGTGTTGATGCGGCAACCGTGGTAACGGCTGCAATCGATGGCGGACTTACTTCCAAGCTTGATGCTGGGTCAGTCGTTTCGGCAACGGTTACAAGCGCCTTAAACAATGGCGCTGATGCTTCTACAGTCATTTCTAGTGCTGTTACGGCTGCAGTTGGCGGGTCACAGCTTAGCACTGAGACAGCAACGGTAAGTGCCGTATCGTCTGCGGTTACGGCAGGAGTAAAATCTGGAGCCGACACAGCCACGGTTGTGAATGCGGCTGTGAGCGCTGCTGTAACCAATTCAGGCGGCAATCAAGAAGTTATTGCATCATCACTGCAAACGTCCGTCGCAGCGGCTACAACCGCCGGAGGAAACGTCAGTACAGTGGTGTCAAGTGCCGTTAATACTGCTGTTAACAATGGCGTTAATAGCACAACAGCAGCGGCCAGTGCGGTTGCTGGAGTAATAGCAACGGGTGGCAATGTTAACGCCGCAGTGGAGGCTGCAAAGACATCCTCAGGCTTGCAAATTGCAACTTCAGTGCAGGGAAGCCGTACGATGGTTACGGCCACTGATGGCAACACGGTAACCAAAACAGTAGTTGACACCACCAATAATGTGACAGTTACTTCTGTGACTGATTTGTCAACCAATCAAACAATATCAACCGTTTCCGATACAGGCGCTCAACAAGACATTAGCGCACTTCAACAGTCTGTAGCCTCAATACAAACAAATCTGAATAACAAGATTCAAGAGGCCATCAAAACAGGTCAAACTGCGGATGCAGCAATTACAAGTTCTGTGCAACAAGTAGCATCAGACTTAGGGATTACCAAAGATCAGTTACTGGATCAAATTGGTAAGACAGAAGCGGCACTAAAAACCGATGTAAAGACGTTATCAGATACCGTAACCAAAATAACTAACGACTTATCTACAGAAATTAAAAACAATTTAAAAACAACACAAAACGCTGATACGGCACTTAATAATTCTATTCAAAAAGTAGCTTCTGATCTTGGAATTACAAAAGATCAGTTACTGGATCAAATTGGTAAAACTGAGACGCAGCTTAAAACGGAAATACAAACGACTCAAGACACAATAACTCAAGTTAAGACGGATTTAACAACGCAGATTAATACGCTTGCAAAGACAACGTCCGATGCAGATAAAATTATTAAAGATTCAATTCAGAAAGTTGCTGATGATTTAGGAATAAGCAAGGCTGAATTACTTGACAAAATTGGCGAAACTGAAACATCTCTAAAAGCAGAATTGGCAACGGAACTTGCCAAGGTTTCGCAAGAGTTCAATAAACAGATGAAGGGCTTGAGAACTGCCTTGGGAACCTCGGCAGCCTTAGCTGCTGCACAACCTATTCGTGGCATAAGCTTAGATAATGATTGGCTGACGGGGCAGATGCTCAAAGCAGGAAAAGCTGAAGGCTATCGAGATCCGTTAGCGGAATTCCTAGCCTTACAAGAAGAGTTTCAAAAGCAGGAAATATTAAAACAAATTGATCCGGAACTAGCTAATGTACTGGCTGAAAGGGGTACGCCTGTGACACCTTACTACTCCTATGGTGAAGAGCAGCCCATTGAAGATGTCTTAGGAATGGGGGAAAATAAGGAGGAGGCTCCAGTGTTTCGTTCTGGTGGCTTGGTTTCGCCATTAAATATTCAGATGATGTATGCCAAGGGGGGTCGAATGAGAGAAGACTTCCGGCATGGCAAGCATGTAGAGGGTGAGGGTGACGGGCAGTCTGATGACATTCCTGCGTGGCTTGCTGACGGTGAATTTGTGTTTCCTGCCGATGTGGTTTCCGCACTTGGGAATGGTTCCACTAAGGCTGGAACTGATAAGCTTTATGAAATGATGCATGCCATACGAGATCGTGCAAGATCCAAAGGACCCAAAGATTTGCCGCCACCGGCATTAAAGTCTCCACTTGATTACCTCAAAAAAGGTAGATAATTATGGCTGGTTTATTTGAAGGTTCAGCCCCAAATCCGGTAACGCTTACCGCTTCGACCAAGCAGGAAGCGCCGGCATATTTAACAAACTACCTGCAAAACCTTGCCAGTGCGGGTATGGGTGCGCTCGGCACAGTAACGCCAGGTGTTGGTAGTGCTGCACCTACCGTAACGCCATTTACTAGCAAGGAACTAATTGCAGACCTGCCAGATTTTTACAAAAATCTGATGACGCCAACAGATGCGAGTAAGTTACCGACGCTTGCAGACCTTACACGATATAAAGACGCTACCGCAGAAGCATTAACAGCGGGCAAGTCCGCGATGGATGTCGGCGCAGCGGATATCTCAAAGTTTTACGATCCGTATCAGCAGCAAGTCATTGATGAGATGCAGCGTCAGTCAGACATCAATGTACAGAGAAATGTACTGCCAGGATTAAAGTCATTAGGAATTGGAAGCGGTCAGTTTGGTGGCAGCAGGGTGGGCAATATCAGTGGTCAGGCTTTGGCTGACATTGCTTCAACCTTGCAAAGTCAGCAGACTGGCGCACGTTCTGCAGGGTTTAAACAGGCTGTAGAAGCTGCATTGAGGGAACAGGGTCAACAAGCTTCTGCTGCAAGCGCTCTTGGCCAACTAGGAAGTATTGAGCAACAAGCTGCCACGCAAGGTATCAAATCCTTATCTGAAGCTGGCGCATCCAAGCTAGCTTATGACCAAAGCAAGATTGAGGCTCCTTTAACAAGAGCTATGAATGTCGCTCAGATCATGCGTCAGTATCAGTACCCAACAACTACGAGCGAGAGCAAGCAAGTCCTGCCAACAATTATGGGATCTTCGCCTTTATCACAAATTGCCGGTCTTGGTTCGTTAATAGGCGCTATAGATAAAAGCGCTGTAGGCGGCATTCTTGGCAAAATTTTCTCAGACAGCGGCATCCCTCCGCCAAGTGGTACAAACTGGGAGAAATTTTTTACTGATAATCCAGCTTATGGCGCTGATACTCCGTAGAGGCTATTATGACTACATCTAAAGGCGCATTAGCTGTTCCATACTATGCAGAGACTGAAGAGGAGCAGGCCAAGCTAAAAGAGCTTCAATCCGCTCGGCAAAAGCTTCAAGAGGCTTTGGAAGGAAGAAACAGACTCTTTGATCCTGTTCTATTAGCAATGGCCCAAGGATTTCTTTCGCCGACACCAACAGGAAAGTTTGGCGAATCGCTTGCTAATGTTGCAAAAGCCGTAGCACCAGTCCAAGAAGCAGAAGAAAAGCGTGGCAGAGAAATCGCTCAGATGCGTGCAGAGTTGGCTGCAATGGAATTGGCCGGTGCTCAGGCAGCGCGAGATGAGCGCATGATCAGAAATATTATTTCACCCCAAAAACCTGGAGCAGTATCGCCTGCTGCAGCCGCACAACCCGTCGCAGAACCTACTGGTGTTGAAGTGGGCAAGCCTCTTGCTCCTCGTGCAGAAGCGCCTATTACTACTCGTGCAAATGAACTAGAGGGATCGACGGTAGATAAATTTTCATCCGATGATTTGCTTAAGATGTCAATGAGCATCAACCCAAGGGTGCAAGCCTTAGGCAAGGCAATTTTAAACATTCGAGAAGATCTAAGGAAAAATTATGTGAGTGTTGGAGGCAATCTTGTTGATACGCGTACCAACAAAGTAATTTATAGGTCGCCTGAAAAACAAGAACCAACTAGCCTTCCAGGATTAGATGATTTGGTGTATTTAACACCGCAGCAAAGAGATGACATCCTTGAAGAAATTTCCAAGGTGCCTCCGGAAAATCGGCAGGCACGATTAAAACAATTGGTAGCGGGATTGCCAACGAAATCGAAATTAGAGGCACAGACGCAAGAAGCAGCAAAGCGTGCGGAATCGGTTGTCAAGGCAGAAGAAAAAATATTTACTGACGCCTCAGTCGCGCCAGATTTGATTCGTAGTGCGGATACGCTTATTCAATTGGCTACAAGTCCAAACACAAGAAGAACTTTTGGCATTTTGCAACAATCAGGATTCTTAGGTGCTTTAGGTCAGTTAGGTGAAGATGCTCTGCGTGTAGGAAACTTTAACATCGGCATACCATCAATTGAAACTGCTATCCGCACAGCAACGAGGTCGCCAGCAGAAATCCGCGCTGCAGAAATTGCCGCATCGGAAGCTACAAGATTGGAACTCAATTTCCGTAAGATTTTCTATCAGGGCACAGGCTCGGTATCAAATGCAGAGAACGAAACTGTAAGAAGATTAGGG